ATTGTATAATCATGATTCCGTAATACAAATGTGGGATCTAGGCCACTAAACTCAGGTAATGACCGGGCAACATGATTGGGGATCCATGAATACATGGCTTCCCGTAAGGATAGGATCCCATACAATCCTCTTTCGACTATGGGGACAGTAGGGATCCATGATAGAATCTTTAAATGATCTTTCCTCATTTTTGTGGCAGTAGGATCCTGAGGTTTTAAAGCAATCCTCATAATGTCTGAGTACATGGGAAATCTATGGTTTTTCAACCATAATCTAACATTCGATGTTCGTCCTCTATATCTTTGGCGTTCAGTACCAAGATGGATAAAAACACCAACGTTTTCATCGAGTTCTGATTTGAAAACCTCAACTTTCACTTTCTCATAGAAGCGCAATAAGATGTATGAACACTCTTCAACATATTCATCCAACATCAAACCATATATATCAGTCATATGAGCTGTTAGATATGCGCTACCGATAATTCCATCAAGGTGGCGCATTAAGAACGCTATATCATGTTTACCAGCTATCATCATGCGCCAATTAGTTCGCTTCGCCAATAAGGCCATAGGATCTCCTGCAATGGCAAAAGCTGGGACAGGTATGCCGTTAACAGTGTAGTATTGAACAGAGCTAGGTGGCACCGGTATGGGTCGCATACCAACTAGCGATAAATTTTCAAACCCGACAGTTTCAACAATTACTTCTACGCCAAAAGATCTTGTTATAAACTTTATAATATCCTCAATATATTCGGGCTCATAGTGCCTATTGCGTCGTCATCCCCAGCATTACCTATTACGTTGTCGTCCCAAAATAGATGGGGTGGTTTGCCTGTCACAAACGACCATGCACAAATCCACATTAGTCGAAAGGAGTCACGGTTGTCAACTGATGTGTTACCCTGTCCTGTCATCAACCCGCCGGTTTTAGGGATCGGCTGCCCAGTTGACAAATCTATTAACTCAGCAAATCGCAGCGCAACTGCTGAGGCATAAATCTGCGATGATATGATAGATTGTGCCAAAGAACCCTCATAGCCTAAAGACCGCAGTTCAGACAAGCCATCAACAGTTATAACTGGACCTAACTTAGAGTCAAACTCCCTGGCATCTGCCTGGAAGATGTACTTAAACTGTTGCAATCTTTCATAAAAAGGACGAAAGCCACCTTCTGTCCTGGGCACGGCATTCATAACAAACGAATCTATTGGAGGTTGACGACGAGTTGCCTCAAAAGTAGCACAATATTGTATCACATTGGACAAAATGTCACTAGCTATAACAGTGCGAATGTTTTTACCATCAAGTAACTTTTGTAAACCAATAACATCATCCTTAACGAAACAATGTGCACAAGTATGGGGGTGAATCCCCTGCATTAGCAAACGTTCAGCCTCTTTAGCGATAGCAGATAGAATACCATGTTTAGCTAATTCTTTTCGGTCCCTATAACGTGGAATGAAGGGTAACCCAGGTGAATACTTAACTTTCACTTTATTGAGTGCAGCCGCTGGCGTCAAATATTTAGCTCCTTTATACATATCCGGGTATTTATCTGCCAATGCATGAGCTGTCATCTTCATGCGTGTTCTCAGAGCCATATCACCCTCAACACGGTCAACAGAATATCTAGAGATACTCTTAACTATTGCCGAAGGGGTGGCAAAATACATATTAGAAATACCACGTGGAGCCCCAAGATTCACTAATTTCTCCGTGAATTTCGATGCAATCTGGTTAACATCAACAGGGCGAGTCAATAATGGGACTTCATCAACAAGAGCGTCGTATGGTACCGTTGGGTTATAAGGTATTTTGAATCCTCTAATCGGTATGCTAGGCTCAGTAACAACATCAACACCTAACTGTTTGAGAGCTGTTAATCTCTCTTGAGCCCAAGCATAATACCCAGGGTGCTTTGTTGGCACTTCCATAGCTTTACAGCTTAAAGCAAACTTTTCCCCAGGGGTTAACCTAGTGAAATTATTGGTGAATAATAAAGCCCAAACAGCCTTTGGCCTACGACGAGCTTCTGGCAAAATGCCGGATAAAAATGCCCTAGACAAATAGAAGTACTCTATTACAGCCCCATAGGATTCACCCACAACATCACCTAACCCTTGGAAAATTATGGACATAATATTATCCAAAAGCTCGTAAATCTTCATAGCAATTGTGGTAACAATGTTACCCAATCCAAGAATGA